TCACACTGAGCCTCAACGTTCAAAGACTGTCCAGTCGGTTCCTGCCCATCCGGGGAGATTGCCTGAACCGGCTCCCAGGTGCATGTCTGGCCGCTCATCGCAGCCCCTCTGCGTCGATCCCCATCTCTTCGAAATGCTCCCTGATGCGTCGCACGGCCTTGTTGACCGTGTTCCACTCGCAGCCGAGCTTGCGCGCGACACCCGCCTTGGTCATGCCGGCCGCCAGACCCTTGGCGACGGCTTGGTCGAACTGCGAGAGACCGGCAATGCCCCGTTCGACATCCATGCTCAGCGCATAGTCGACCTCGATGCACGGCTCGGGTCCGACGTAGGTCCCATCCTCGTGAATGCCCAGGCTGCGGAGGTACCGGTCGAAACGTTGGCGGTCCCGGCAGCGGCCGCGCATCAGGAACAGCAGGTGACGGTTGATCGCGGCGTATAGCGCCGTCTGCTCCGTGGCCCCGTTGGCGTGATTGGGGTCGTAATCGAACTTGATGATGAGGATGGCCAGTTCCTGCATCAGGTCCGGCCAGTCACGCTTGGGAAAGCCCATCGCCTTGAGGCGGCTGAGCGCCAGCCTCGCCTTCCAGCCATCGAACGCTCCTTCGTACTGCTTCAGCAGTTGCTCGTTTGTCATCGCGATCCGTCCTTCGAATCAGGGGTTGATCTCGCGGTCGGGCCATTCCCAACCGCCGATCGCGATCCTCAGGGAGAGACCGGTGACATCGCTGTAGAGCCGGAGCTGTCTGGCGAAAGCCATATGTCAGGAAGGCTGCCAGAAGGCTGTCAGGGCTTGCGGTGACATGTCAGACATATGTCAGACATGTGTTCTGCGGGAAAAACGAAGGGCGATTGATCCTTGCTACGGCAAGACCTGCGCGTTGTGGCGCGGTGACATTGCTGGTTGGGGCGATGGCACTGCATGCGATATCCACCCCCGAGCGGCAAATAACCCTTGCGAGCAGACGAGGCACCTACGCCACCGTCCGAGCAAGGGAGTCCGACAATGCCGCAAACGTTGAATGATGACTTGATGATCGACCTGAGCGTGCTGGAAGCCGAGCCGTTCGATGAGTACCGCGCAAAGGCCGGCGACTATCTCAGCAGCCACCTTCTCATCGACTTCATGAAGTCGCCCAAGCTGTACCAACGCAAGAGGCTGGGCCTCGCGAAGGACAAGGATACCGCATCTCTCTTTCTCGGCCGCGCGGCGCATGTCCGCATCCTCGAGGGCCGCAGCGCCTTCGAAGCTCAGTACGCCATGGATTGGCCGATCAACCCCTCCAAGGGGACGCCCTATGGTGGGACCACGAAGGTCGTCGCGGAGTGGAAGGCCGCCCAGGACAAGCCCGTCCTCAATCCCCAGCAGGTCGCCGAGATCGAGAGTTTGGCCTTCGGCGTGGAGATGAGCGACGTCGCGATGGGGTTGCTTCGTCACGGCCGGTCGGAGGGCGTGCTGCGGGCCACCTACTGCGACACCCTCTGCCAGTCGCGGTTCGACTGGCTGCATCCGCAGCGTGGCCTGGTGGACCTCAAGACCACCGATGACCTGGACTACTTCGTGCCCAAGTTCAGGAACTTCCGCTACGCCAATCAGATGGCCTTCTATCAGGCCATCCTCGAAACCGTCGTCGGCGAATCCGTCCCCGTCTACATCGTCGCGGTCGAGAAGAAGGAGCCGTACCGCTGCGGCGTCTGGCCGATCGGTCGGCACACCCTCGCCATGGCTCGCAGGGAGAACGAGGCGGCGATCCGCAGGTTGCACGTCGCCCAAGAGAAGGACGAGTTCCCCACCGGCTACGAGGAGATGCGGGTTCTCGACTTCCCCTGATTGTCCCTTTTCGCCCGGGCGGTCACGGCGCGCCGTGTGGCAGGGATGCCTTCACGGAAGAACGCGGCCGGACTCCCTTGCCCGCCCGGGCGATTCTCGGCAGGGCCGGGCTGTCGGGGCTCTTTTGCAGAAGAGCCCCGAGACGCGGGTTCGACTCCCGCACCTGCCATTCGGCTGGCCAGCCGTCGTGTGACGTTACCCAAGACCCACGAGCAAGAAGGAACCATCCATGAGCTTGATGACGCAGGTCCATACCGGCCGGCGCCACTCACCGCCGAGACTGCTGGTCTACGGCGTGGAGGGCATCGGCAAGTCCACCCTGGCAGCCGGATCACCCAGCCCCATCTTCATCCCCACCGAGGACGGACTGGACCAGATCGAATGCGCCAGCTTCCCGCTGGCGACCACCCTCGCCGATGTGCAGGCGGCGTTGCAGTCCCTGCTCCAGGAGCAGCACGACTTCGAGACGGTCGTGCTGGACTCGGCCGACTGGCTGGAGCGCCTCATCTGGGACGCCCTGTGCGAGCAGTACGGGGTGACCAGCATCGAGAAGGTCGATGGCGGCTATGCCAAGGGCTACACGCACGCCCTGACGCCCTGGCGGTCGATCCTCAACGACCTCAACGCCCTCCGCAACCAGCGCGGCATGTGTGTGATCCTGCTGGCCCACGCCAAGGTCGAGAAGTTCGAGGATCCCGAACACTCGGCCTACGACCGCTACTCGCCTCGCCTGCACAAGCACGCGACGGCCCTGATCACCGAGTGGGTCGACGCGGTGCTGTTCGCGACCCGCAAGATCATCACCAAGACCGAGGAGGCCGGCTTCAACCGCACCCGTACCACCGCGGCCGGCCTCGGCACCGGCGGAGGCGAGCGGATTCTGCGGTGCGTCGGCAGTCCCGCCTGTGTGGCGAAGAACCGCTACGACCTGCCGGCCGAGTTGCCCCTGGCGTGGCCCGAGCTGATGGCGGGCCTGATCGGCCAGTTGACGTCCCAGACCAACCCCCAGACCCAGGAGAACTGATCCATGGCGAACCTGAACGGATTCAACGCCAACGAAGTCGAGCCCACCACCGCCTTCGACCCGCTTCCGGCGGGCAAGTACCTCGCGGCGATCACCGGCAGCGAGATGAAACCCACCAAGGCCGGCGACGGCAGCTACCTCCAGCTCGAGTTCACCATCGTGGAGGGCCAGTACAAGGACCGCAAGGTCTGGGACCGGCTGTGCCTGAACCACGCCAACCCGCAGACGGTCAAGATCTCGCGGGGCAACCTGTCGGCCCTCTGCCGTGCCGTCGGCGTTATGCAGCCCCGCGACAGCGTCGAGTTGCACAACGTTCCCCTGGTCATCACCGTCAAGGTCAAGAAGCGCCAGGATACGGGGGATCTCGTCAACGAGGTCAAGGGCTACGCCAAGAAGGAGTCTGCCGCCAGCCGGCCGCAGCAGGCGCCGGCGGCCGACAGCACGCCTCCCTGGAAGCGATAGGAGGTGTGGCATGGCCCCGACCTGTCAAAGGTGCGGCAGGCAGATCCGAAATCGCAAGAACCGCTACTGCAAGAGGTGTGGCGCAATCATGCTCCGCGAAATGGAGAAGTCCGGCTACCTGCAGGACACCTACGTGCCTCCCTACTTCAACGACGAACGAGGCCGCAAGGGCATGAGGAATCCCTGGGTTCTTGGCGGAGCGCCGTACTGATGATCCTGACACTACCGTACCCCCCAAGCATCAACCACTACTGGCGCCACGTGGGTCCCCGCACGCTGATCAGCCGGGAGGGCCGGACGTTCCGCACGAACGTCTGTGCCCTCCTGGGCGGCGGCGGGGCCCGCCGGCCTCCAGCAGGCGGGCGGATCGCGCTGGCGATGGACGCGTTCCCGCCTGACCGGCGCCGGCGCGACCTGGACAATATCGCCAAGCCCGTCCTCGACGTGCTCCAGCACGCGGGCATCTACGAGGATGACAGCCAGGTGGACCTGCTGGTCACGCGCCGGTGCGATCCCGTCAAGGGCGGAAGGCTGGAAGTCCGACTCGATGAGATCCCACTGCGTCGCTGCCCCCTCTGTGGCGGCGCCATCCCTTCGGAGAACAACTGACCATGGACCGACCCCAACGCATCTACATCGCCGGCCCGATGACCGGCCTGCCCGAACACAACTTCCCCGCCTTCCACGCCGCGGCCAAGTGCCTGCGCGAGGCCGGCTGGGAGCCGGTCAACCCGGCCGAGAACTTCGACGGGCGGACAGATCTGCCCCGGGAAACGTACCTTCGCGCCGACGTGGCGCTGTTGGCGCAATGCGACGCGGTGGCCATGCTGCCGGGCTGGGAGGAATCCCGCGGCGCGAAGCTGGAGTACCTGGTCGCCTGGGAACTGGGCATGAACGTGCTCGACGCCGAAACGCTGGAGCCGGTTGGCCCCGGCGCTCCGGTGCCGGGCGTCCATCTTCACCGGCTTGCTGTCGTCCGCGACGAGCAGCCCGAGGGGCCCGAGTCGCTGCTGGACGAGGCCAAGCGCATCACGACGCGCGACCGCCAAAGCGATTACGGCCACCCGTCGGACGACTTTGCTCGCACGGCCATGCTATGGACAGGCATCCTGGCCGGTCGGCTGCGAGAGGGCCAGTTCGTCAGCCCCATGGACGTGCCGCTGTGCATGATCGCCGTGAAACTGGCCCGCCAGGCCCATCGCCACAAACGCGACAACCTGGTGGACATCGCCGGATATGCGCGAACGGCCGCCATGGTCGCGGGAGACGAGTGATGGCCAAGGCGCACAGCAAGACCATGCTCGCCTTCAGCGACGTCCACATCCCGCATCAGAATCCTCGGGCCGTGGAGGTCTTTTGCCGGGCGGCAGAGCGCATCCGGCCGGACCTGATTGTCTGCCTGGGCGACCTGCTGGACTGCGGGCAGTTCTCCGTCCACCCGCCGACGTACGGCATGTCGGAGACGGACTACGAGGACGACCTTCGCCAGGCCAATGCCCTGCTGGACCGCCTTCTGAACGTGTGCGCTCGCTTGGTGATGGTCGAAGGGAACCACGAGTATCGCCTCGACCGGTGGGCGGCCGCTACGGCCGAGGGACGCGGGGTGTACACGATGCTCGCGCCGGGTTGCCGGCTTGCGAAGGGCCGCAGTCACTTCAGCTACGTGCATTACGGCCCGGCGACGGCCCGCTACCCCCATTACGCGGTGAACGCCCGCATCATCGCCGTGCACGGCTGGTCCTACGCCCGACACGCGACGAAACAGCATCTTCAGATCAGCCAAGGCAAGAGCGTCATTCACGGCCACACGCACCGCGCCGATGCCAGCATCGTGCAGAACATCTGGTCGGCCGGCAAGGTGATCCAGGCCCGCAGCACCGGGTGCCTCTGCAAGCCGATCCCGCTGTACGGCACCGGCCGGCCGGTCGAGTGGGTCAACGCCTTCGTCCTCGGTTACCTGGGCCGCCGGTCCGACACGCTCTACACCATCCCGATCATGGACAGCCGTTGCATCCTGCCGGACGGCACGGAGGTGGTGGCATGACAAGCAAGTCGGACAAGCAAACGCCCCAGCGGCGAACGTGCCAGCACTGCAAGCAGCCGCGTGACTGCGAGTACGGCCCGGACCCCTTCCTGTGCCGCGCCTTCGATGAGGTCGAGATGGTCTGGCTTTGCTCGGATTGCTACTTCATTCGCATGAACGGCCTGCACCTTCCCGGATACAGAGATGAGGATGAGATATGACGGGCGGGCTGTTCGCACCACCCAAGGCCCCGCCCATTGTCCTGCGGCCGTACCAGCAGGAAGCGGTGGACGCCGTCTACGAGCACCTGCGCAGCCGGGATGACAACCCGTGCGTGGTGATCCCGACGGCGGGCGGCAAGACCCCCGTGATGGCGACGATCTGCCGCGACGCCGTGCAGCAGTGGTCCGGTCGCGTACTGATCCTGGCCCACGTGAAGGAACTGCTCGAACAGGCCGTCGAGAAGCTCCATGCGATGGCACCGGACCTCTGGAACCGCGTCGGCGTCTACTCCGCCGGGCTCAAGAGCCGGGACACCGACCACCCGATCATCGTGGCGGGTATCCAGAGCGTCTACAAACGGGCCGCCGAACTGGACAGCTTTGACATCGTTCTGATCGATGAATCGCATCTGCTCCCGCCGGACGGCGAGGGCATGTACCGCACGTTCCTGGCCGACGCGAAGGTGGTCAACCCCAACATCCGCCTGATCGGCCTGACAGCCACGCCGTACCGTATGACCACCGGCATGATCTGCGGCCCGGACAATCTGCTCAACCACGTCTGCTACGAAGTGGGCGTCCGCGAGTTGATCGTCCAGGGCTTTCTGTGCCCACTGAAGTCCAAGGCCGGCCGGCGGAAGGCCGACACGTCGGGCCTGCACATGCGGGGCGGGGAGTTCATCGCCGGCGAGGTCGAGGCCCTGATGGACGATGACTCGCTGGTGCGGTCGGCCTGCCGAGAGATCCTCGACCACACGCAGGACCGCCACTCGGTGCTGATCTTCGCCGCCGGCGTGCAGCACGCACAGCACGTTCGGCGTGTCCTCGGCGAATCGGGCCACGAGTGCGGCTTCGTGTGCGGTGAAACGCTGCCGTTCGACCGGGCCGAGACGCTGGATCGATTCAAGGACGGCAAGCTGAAGTACCTGGTGAACGTCAACGTCCTGACCACGGGCTTCGACGCCCCGAATATCGACTGCGTGGCACTGCTGCGTCCCACGAACTCCCCGGGCCTCTACTACCAGATGGTCGGTCGCGGCTTCCGCCTGCACCCGTCGAAGACGGACTGCTTGGTCTTGGACTTCGGCGGCAACATCCTGCGCCACGGGCCGGTGGATGCCCTCCAGATCAAGGACCCCACCGCAGGCACCGGCGAGGCCCCGGCCAAGGAATGCCCCGAGTGCCAGGCGGTGATCCACGCCGCCTACGCCGTCTGCCCGGAGTGCGGATACGAGTTCCCGCCGCCCGAACGCGAGAAGCACAGCGACCAGGCGTCCACCGAAGGCATCCTCAGCGGGCAGGTCACCGAGACCGAGTACGAGGTCCGCGAGACCTTCTACAGCGTCCACATCAAGCGCGGCGCGCCGGAAGATGCCCCTCGCACGCTGCGGGTGGACTACCGCTGCGGGCTCAACGACTACCACAGCGAGTGGGTTTGCTTCGAGCACACCGGCTATGCCCGGCAGAAGGCCGAGGCGTGGTGGAAGGCCCGCAGCCATGAGCCGGTGCCTGAGATGATCGAGCAGGCCGTGGACATGGCAGAGGCGGGCGGGATCGCCTGCACCCAGGCGATCACCGTCCGTTCGGTAGCCGGCGAGAAGTACGACCGAATCGTCAAGCACCAGCTCGGGCCCATTGCGCCTCAGCTCGATGGCAGCGATGAGCGCGAGGCACCCGTCGGGGCCGGCCCGCACGACTGGATCGATGACGACGAGATTCCGTTCTGATCCCCTCAAGGAGACCCCCATGGGACAAGGCTTCTACACGTGCGTGTTCTTCGGCAGCGTCTACGAGCCGCCAGCCTGCTGTGACGAGGACCTCTGGTACGACCTGGTCCACGACTCGGCTGCGCCCAGCACGCAGGCGGGCATGCGCTACGAGGCGAAGAACCCCTGGATCGGCTACCTCGTGGCCGACTGCGGCCAGGGCGTCAGCGACGGCGATGACCTCCCGCTGATCAGCTACGAGGCGTTCTCCCTGGCTTCGTTGCCCGGCACCATCCTGTCAGAGGAGCGGTTCGCCAGGGCTCTGACGGCCGCGCAGGAATCGTACCGGCGCCTCCAGGCTGCGGCGCAGGCCAAGGGCATGGCCCTGCCGCCGGGCGAGCTGCTGCTCGTCAACGACTACGACTGACCACGGAGGGACCTATGTCACTGTCCGACCGCAAACCGGTTCTCTACATCTTCCGAGGCCTGCCGGGCGCCGGCAAGAGCACGGCCGCCGCACATCCCGGCTGCCTCGTGATCTCGCCGCAGGACATGTACGCCACGCGCGGCGGCGTGTACCGCTACTGCCACGGCCAGGACGTCGCGGCCCTCGGCTGGGCCACCCGCCTCGTCGAGGTGGCCATGAAGGCCCGCGTCGACCTGGCCATCGCCGAAGTCCTGCCCCGCCGCGAGGACGTGGAGTACTGGGTCAACCTGGCCCGCCGGTACGTCTACGACGTCCGGGTCCACGACCTGTATATCACGCCCGCCCTGTCCTACAGCCGCAACACCCACAACGTGCCCCGCCCGGTCATCGAATCGATGGCCAGGGCGTGGGAGCCGTGGGAGATCGAAGCGGAGGCCGTCGGATGAGGGACGTCGCTCGCACCTATCTCGATGCCGGCCTGTGCGTCCTGCCCGCCCGGCGCGCCGAGAAGCGTCCCGCTGTCGGCGCCTGGCGTCAGTATCAGAAGCGTCTGCCGACGCAGGCGGAGGTCGATGCCTGGTTCGCCAACGGGCCCGACGCGTTGTGCATCGTCGCGGGCGCCGTCTCCGGCAACAACGAGTTGATCGACTTCGACCAGCGGGCGGAACTGTTCGACGCCTGGCGCGACAAGGTCCGCGCCGCAGCGCCTGGCCTGCTGGAGCGGCTGGTCCTGTCGAAGACCCAGTCTGACGGCCGGCATGCCTACTACCGGTTCGAGGGCGAAGTCTGCGGCAACATGAAGCTGGCCCAGCGCCCGGGCCCCGACGGCAGGCCGGAAACGCTGATCGAGACGCGCGGCGAGGGCGGGCTGTATCTGTGCGCCCCGACGCCCGGTTACGAGATCCTCCAGGGCGACCTGGCGAACCCGCCCGTCCTGACCGCTGCGGAGCGCGATATCCTGCTCCGCTGTGCCTGGGAGTTGAACGAGTACGTGCCGCCTGTCGTGGATGGCCCAACCCGGGCGACCCCCGTGGGCCCACCGTTGGCCCCTGGGGCCGACGGGGCCGCAAGTTCGGCCGGTGGGCCAAGCGGGCCAGGTCTTCGCCCAGGCGACGACTTCATCGCCCGCGGCGACGTGCGCGCCATCCTGGCCAAGCACGGCTGGGTGTACGTCAGAGGCGAGGAGAACGAACAGTGGCGCCGGCCCGGCAAGGAAACGGGCATGTCGGCCACGCTGAAGGACAACGTCTTCTACGTCTTTTCGTCCAACGCCGCGCCCTTCGAGCCGAATGAGGCCTACTCGCCGTTCGCCGTCTACACGCGGCTCGAGCACGGCGGCGACTGGGAACAGGCCGCCAGCGCCCTGCGGGCCGAGGGCTACGGCAGCGACGAGCCCGACGATGGCGACGTGGATGTTACCGCCATCGTGGCCGAGGCGGAGGCCTGCCTGCCGAACGCCCCCGACACCGCTGGGGGCTTCTCGCACATGGCCGATCCGGGCCCGATCCCCGAGCGTCTCTTCGAGGTGCCCGGCTTCGTCTCGCAGGTCATGGAGTTCACGCTGGCCAACGCCCCGTACCCCAACGTCGGCCTGGCGTTCTGTGGAGCGATCTCGCTGCAATCGTATCTCTGCGGCCGGAAGGTCCAGACGCCCACGAACGCCCGGCCGAACATCTACCTGCTCGCCCTGGCCAGCAGCGGCACGGGCAAGGACTTCCCCCGGAAGGTCAACTCCCGCGTGCTGTTCGAGATCGGACAGATCGCCGCCCTCGGCGACAAGTTCGCCAGCGGCCAGGGCATTCAGGATGCGCTACTCCGCTCGCCGGCCATGCTGTTCCAGAACGATGAGATGGACGGCGTCCTGCGTCAGATCAACTTCGACAAGGAGAACAAGCATGAGTCCATCCCCAGCATCCTGCTGACGGTGTTCACATCGGCCGACGACGTGTATCCCATCCGCGTCAAGGCCGGACAGAAGGAGGCGTCCCACATCGACCAGCCGCACCTGACGCTCTTCGGCACAGCCACGCCGCAGCATTTCTACGAGTCGCTCAGTCAACGGATGCTCACCAACGGCCTGTTCGCCCGCATGGTCATCGTGGACATCGGACGTCGCGGGCACGGCCAGTTGCCCGGCTCGCCCCGCAGCCTGCCCGCGGGAATCCTGGCGACCGCCCGCTGGTGGGCGGAATTCACGCCAGGGACGCGCGTGGGCGGCAATCTCTACAGCATTCACCCCGAGCCGAAGGTCGTGCCATTCACACCCGAGGCCAAGGAGGCCCTCCAGCAGCTTCAGCGTATGGCGGAGGATGAGTGGGACCAGGCCCACGATGCCAAGGATGAGCCGAGCCAGACGGCGTGGAGTCGGACCTGCGAGAACGCCACCAAGCTATCCCTGCTCTATGCGTGCAGCGAGAGCTACGAAGATCCGGTGATCGGCGTGTCGGCGGTGGAGTGGGCGACCGAGTTCGCCATGCACCAGACGCGGCGTCAGCTCTACCTGGCGGCGACGTACGTGGCCGAGAACCCCTTCCACGCCGAGTGCCTCAAGCTGCTGCGGAAGCTCAGGGACTCGGGCGGCAAGATGGCCAGACGCGAGATCATGCGTGTGATGCGATGCAAGGCCGCCGACTTCGACCAGATCGTCAGCACGCTGGCACAGCAAGGCGAGATCGCGCCCGTCGAGATCCCGACCAAGACGAAACCGGCCCAGGGGTACCAGATCACATGATGCGTGGACCAGACCATCCGTCTCCAATCCGGCACAATCCGTCGCATGTGCGTGACGGATTAAGCCCTGTATCGGGGTGTTTCACCCCGGAATACGGCAGAACCGTCTCGAATCCGTCACGGGGTTTTGTGACGGATTTCAGGGGGAGTAAGTCTAGTAATAATAGATATATATCTTCTCTCTCTCCTAATACGTCACGCTGTCACACCCACCCCCGCGCGATGCGTATGTGTGCGTGCGCGAGGGGGGTGAGACGGATTTCCGTGACGGATTCGATGGGTCCTACCTGGCTCGGGCTTCTCCTGACGCCAGCGGGAACAGTCGCGAGCATAGGCAGAGTTTGTTTTACGTGTCCGGTTTTTCCGCATGTCCCCCAACGCACGGAGGTGC